CTAACAGCATTCGGTTTGTTGACCCATTTGCGCCAGCAGTTCTAACAGACTCTGCGCTTACTCCGGCGGGGAGTGTGCCGCCATTGATGTTTGCAGTAAACAGTCCGGTTGTACCCACCGTAGTGAATAAGCCCGTATTCGCAGTCGTAGCGCCCACAGTCCCGTTGATGTTGATGCTGGCGGTGCCGGTCAGGTTGGTGACGGTGCCGCTAGACGGTGTGCCTAGCGCGCCGCCGTTCACCACAAACGCGCCAGCCGTTCCGGTATTGACCCCAAGCGCAGTGACAACGCCCGTACCCGTTGTGGTCGTAGCCGGAGTCACGCCAGCCCCACCGCCAAGCACCAACGAGCCAGCCGCAAGCGCCGCCGAGGATGCCCAAGTTGATGAGCTAGAAAAGTACGGGATGCCGCCAGAGGTGCCAGCAATCGTAAACGCCGGGGTTGTGGTCGGGGTTGCAACGGTGATAATCCCGCCGGTAAAACCGACGCTGGTTACGCTTCCGCTGCCCTTGTTGTTAAAGGTCGTCCAGTCTGTCGAACTTAACGCGCCCCGATTAGAAGCAGAGGCGGTTGGCACTTGCAGTGTAATAACCGGCGTGGTTGTGCCGTTTGCCACGGTGCTGGTCAGGTCGGTGCCGGTGGTGCCAAGCGTCAGCGCAGCCACGCTGGTTACAGTGCCGGAAGTTCCAGTCAAAGTGCCAGCAGATAGGGTCAAACCACCCGCTACGCTGATTTCCTCTGCCGCCCCGGTAGATGCCGTGGTTCTTCCCAAAAGCCTAGATGTCGCCATCGTGAGGCCGTTGGCGCTAGCATAAGCACTGGGAGCCACATAGTCAGTCGCCGCCGTAGCCGCCGATAGCGCGGTGCCGTTGCCCTTAACCACTCCGGTCACGGTTGTGGAAAGGGTCAGCGCAGGCGTTGCCCCGCCAGAACTGGTGCCTGCCAGCCCGTTGGCCGACACTACAGAAACGGCGGTCACGGTGCCAGTGGTCGGCGTTGTCCAGGTAGGTGTGCCTGCACCTGCACTGGTCAGCACCTGGCCTGAAGATCCTGCGGCGCTAACCGCCAAGGCTGGCCCGGTGCCGTAGGCTATGCCACCTGCCGTTGGGCTACCGTCTAGGTTGTAGTTGGCAATGGTGCCGGTCTGCACAACCGGCTGGAGGTACGCCCCTTGGATGGCAGCTTCGGCGTTCTCAAACCGCGACATCATCGACATCAGTTGCGCGGTGTCGAGGGTAGCCAAGAAGTCGCCCGATTGATCCTCGTACTGCGGGGCGATGTTCTGGTTGATCTGAATCAGCAACTCGGTCAGGTCGGGCTGGTTAGGTGGCCCGAGTTGCAATTCCTCAAGCGTGATGGGGTTGTTGCCGCTGCCAGTCAAGACAAACAGGTTAAGGAAAAACCGATACCATTCCCGCGCCATAAGGCCGGTGCGTTCGTCAATGAACGGCACCCGAGGCGCGGGTATATTGGTTATGTTGAGTTCGGCCACTAGCTACTCGTCGGAGTAACAAATAGTTCAGCGCCCATGATGGCAATCTTGACGGGATCGGTGCCCGACACCTCATACACCCGGTCGCGGATCTTCTCAGTCATGCCGAGCCTGCGCCAGATGGTGCGATAGCCATAGTTGCCAATAGCGCCCATTGACCTCCAGTGTTCGTTTGACCAAGTATGCCCACCATCATCTGACCAGCGCAGCATGACCTGTGGGTCATAGCCAGGCGCGGCGGTGTAGGCTTCGGTTTCCAACGCATAGCCGTTGTAATCTTCGGCTGGCTGCACTTGGGTTACCAGCGGCTCGTTACCGTCATTGGCCTCCGTAACTAACTGGTCACCGGCTTGCGTGGTTAAATAGCCTTGCACAAACTCGGCTACGATTATATCCCCCGCTTCGGTGGCAAGATCTTCACCATCGTAAGCAGGATAGGCATTCAGGCCAACTCCCGTTTCAGCGTCCAGTTGCAGACTGTGGTGCGCGGTGCGCTTAAGGTTGTTCTGCCCCGTAGCCAACGCCCTCCATGACCGCAACCATTTCTGGATCTGGTCATCATCGGAGTAGACATCAAGGTCGTAGGCGTACAGTCGCCCATCCTCGTAGTCGCCAACTACAATCTCGCTGTTGAACGACATCTGGCAATTGCTGCGGTGCCGGGTGAACTCGCCGTTCTCAAAAGCCGCACGTTCATGCCACAGTTGCGTTGATACGTCATACACCCAAGTAGCCTGTGCTGACGGAAAGATCAGCACATAGAACGGGTGGCCGTCCTGCTGGTAAGTGTACGCAATTGCATCGGAGATGTTGCCGTAGCTCTGGATGGCATATTCCACCGCGTTGGTTGAGACTCGCGTAGGAGTGTAGCCGTTTGCCCGGTAAACAACCCCACGGCCTCGGGCATCAGAGCCAACCCAAAACACGCTGTTGTCTAGCTTGGCAACCGAATACGCAGCCCCGCAACCTACTTCCATGAACGCGCCTTGAATCCGCGCTAGGGGAAAGTCGGGCGTTCCAGCGTCATACCAAACCTCAACGCTGGTGTTGCCAAACAGGAAGATTTCGCGGTGGTCTACGATCAACGCAATTACATCGTCGGGATAGCCTTCCGCGCTGGCAAAGTCCAATGGGTCAATTGAGGTGCCATCCAGCAGGCTGGTCACCCAAAACTTTTGCGAATCCGGCTCGTTGAATACAAAATACCCGTCAAGGTATCCGACTGAGCCAGCGCCAGGAAAGTCGGGGTCGGTAATAGCCCCAAACACCGCCGTAGAAGTGTTGTAAATGAAACCGCCGGGGTTACAGGCAATGAAGATCTGGGTGCCGTTGTCGGCCATGCTGACCGGGCCTGTGCCAGATACGGTGCCAAGCAAGGTGGCCGTATAGCTCGTAGACAGACTGTAGAACTGACTGCCTGACACCACATAGGCAACGCCATTGGTCACCCACAGGCCGCGAATAGGGCCATCACCAACAGTTGCAAGCAGACGCAGGCCGGGACACCGCAACAGAAAGCCCGCCTCCTTCCCGCCGCTCCCCTCGGGGATGGCTTCTGGAAAAAGGTTGACCATGCGGTTGTCTGCCGCATTGATGGATCGTGCGACATAGCTGCCGCCGAGAATAGGCGTTTTCAATTAAGCCGTAACTGCTTTGATGACCGCAAAGGCAATCACAATCGCTTCGCTCAACGAACCTCCGGTAATATTCCGCACGTTAATGCTGGCCGAACCCGCAGCCGATTGAGCGTTGAGCAGGTAAGAACCCGCAGTGCCGCCACTAATGTGATTCATTATCAAAATGTCGCCAGCCTCAATAACGGTGTTGGTAAGGGTAAAACTAACCGTAGTGTCAAGGTTGAGCGCGGCGGCGTTCAGCGTAATCTGGCCGGTTGATTTGCTTAACGTCACGCCGGTTGCTTTACTGGTACCTTGGGTAACCGTTCCACCAGAACCAGTGGCGTAGCCGTGTTTGCCGGTGCTGCTGATGACTTGGTTGCCCGTTGTGCTAAGACTGGTGCCGGTTGCCGCACCAATTACCGGCGTGGTCAATGCCATTGAGGTGCTGGTACACGCACTGATATTGCCGCTGGCAACCGTTCCCAACGCGGGGGTAACAAACGTCGGGCTGGTGAACAGATTAGTGACCGACAGTTGCTTGGTTGTGCTGGTCGTAGCTTGCACAATCGGCAGCACATCGGCTCCAGCTTGAACCGTAGCAACGGGTAGAGCAGAAATTGCGATATTAGGCATGTTAGTAATTCCCACTATAAATATTGAACCGCTGGCGCGTTCCCACGATGCTGTAAGGAATGCTCATTACGTCGTCAGGATTGTTGATCCGCTTGATGTTGCGCTTGCTGGTCATGGCAATTCGCTGCACTGAGGGCGGCGGCTCAACGCCAAACTCTGCCGCGATCTCGCAGGCCAGATTGAATCGGAAACAGCGCAGATAGCCTGGCGGGATCACCAAAACCGTTGCTAGCGTAGCCGGTTCAACTAGCTCAGTCACGCTGATGAAGTGCCACTCCAGCACCTTAGTCGGCACCGGGTAGATGTACATGTCCATATTGGGCATGTCCATGTTCGTCCAAATAACTTGCGGATAGGTCGATGTGACGGTCTTGACCGCAATGCCGTCGTACTGCTGCTGGTTGATAATCTTGATGCCAAAGCTGATGCCGTTGGCCGGGTCGCGGAAGTAGGTCGCGTCGTCCAGCAACACCGGACGGTTGCCCACAAAATCCCCGGTCGGGCCTATAGTGCGGTTTTTAATGTTAGCAGGCCAGCTAAACATTTGATCTTGCGTGGAGAACACCGACAGACGTTCAGCCGACCAGCTATCCAGCATCTGGTTCATAGCCGTCAGCGCGTCGGCTGACGTTGCCGCTGATGGCGTTTCACCTTCGGCCAGTTGACCAATCAGCCGCAAAGCTCCGTTGATCTGATCTCCAGCCGTAGTTGTCATGCCGCAAGCTCCTTACGCGGTCGTCCGCGAGGTTTTGCCAGCTCGTTGCGTACTGGTTCGCTAGGTGTCAACAACGCGCCCACATCGTAGCGTTCCCACCCGTTCTTTTCGTCAGCCTCGGCCTCGGCTTCCATTGTAGCAACCTTGCTGCCGTGAAGGGGATGCCGCAGGTAGATAACCATATTAGTCCTTAAAGACCGCCCCATAGCGATATGGGGCGGGTGTTTCTTAGCTCAGACGATACAGTGTCCAAGTAGCCGTTGCAGTCCGACGAGCGCGGAACCGAGCCGACGAAATGGTAGAAACGGCGCTGTTTGCAGCTACAGTGACGTTGCCGACCAGCGTCCAGCCCGTACCCACAGCAATTGTGGCATCTTCTGCATCTACCGTTGATACGTTAATGACGGAAAAGTCAAAAGAAGCGTTGTTTTGCATGTTGGTAAAAGTTGCGTCCATCAGCGTCCCGGTAGGGAGCGTCAGGGTACAAGCAGCGCCGCCAGCTTGGTTAACGGTGAGAATGCCCGTTACCAGTTGTGCTGCGGTCAGCGTTGCCGTGACCGAAGCGGTTGCAGGCGTAGCCTGGGGGATAAATTCCATTTCATTCTGGTTGCCATCGGTAAGCTGATAACCACCACCAACTGAGGGGAGTGCCATGATTGATGCTCCTAAAAGGTTGAAATACCCCCGCGTTATGCGGGGGTAGTTTGGTTAGCCCCAGATCCGGCAAGCCATCTGCGGACGGATGGTGGAAAAGCCGTACAGCACATCAACTCGGCAAGGCATACGGTCGTTGTTGATATCGTACTGACGCACGATACGCATCGAGACACCGTTATGCACCTGGCGGGAAGCCATATCTACGCCCTGCGGCAGCAACAAGTCGGCAGTTGCCATCGTGATCGCGTTCTTGTGATAGACCAAGTTTTGCGGGTACACGGTGGATGCCGTACCAAGGAACGTAATAACAGCAGACGCAGCCGGGAACGAGTCCACAGTCGCCAGAGCATTCGTCGCGGTGTAGAGGGGCGGCGAGATGTTGATGGTGGCTGAGGTGCTGGTCAAGGTCTGGTCAGCGGTTACGACGAACTGCTGCAAACTGCCTACGGACTGGCGGGTCTGCGGGTTGACGGTGTAGACACCAGCAATGGTGAAAATATCACCTTGCTTGATCGTCCGGGTGGCGCTGCTGTAAGTAATATCCAGCGTTGCTGCACCTTGCGTCGTCGGAGGGGTGCTGCTAGACACGACAGGCGACGTAGGCAGGCTGCCCACGGTGTGCGTAGCAATCGACTGGCTCATGTTGACTTCATCGAAGCCCAACACGTTCTCGCCCATCATGCCGGACTTAAACTGGCTCGAAATCGTGCCTGTCGGGTTGAAGAAGCCCTTCATGCCTTCCACCAGACCAGCGTTGGCAGCGGGGTTGACCGTTGCGTAGCGCGGGGACAGCGGGGAAGCATATTCGTTCAGCTTCTGTCCAGCCTGCAACAGAACGAGCGAACTGGCCGGGGTCGTGCCGGGGGTGCCAACCGATGAGAAGATTGACTTGTAGGACGTAGCCAGGTCAGCATCAACGCTTGATGCCAGTTGGCTGATACGCGGCTTCAGAACACGTTC